GAGACACTGCCCAGCTCGCAGTCAGAGTTCTTCCACCCTCTCGGCGGCGATCTACAGTATCCGGTCATGATCACCGAGGCCGATCTAGGCCCGTGGGTTGAGACGGCGTGGACGTTAACCCGTCGCGCCGAGCTCTGGTCCGCGGATCTGGCTCAGTTCGGTGACCCGAGCGTCTCGTCAATTGCACTGTCCGGCCATTCCAATCCCCTGAGGGGAGAGGGCGGTATCGCGGGACTGACCAGCTCCGATGGGTATCCTCTCGTGTCACAGGAAGATGCCACCATCTTATGGCCTACTACTAGATGGTCCCTACGATCGTTGGAACTTGACGTATGGCAGATGCAAACGCGTTCGAAGATTCGGTCAGTCATGCGCACAAGGCCCGAGATCCCGGTTCGCATCACCGGGCCGGCACAGAGTGAGATCTATAGCACGTTCCCAACCCTGCAACCGATGTTCAAGGACGTCGACGAATCAGCGCCCGTGATGGACGCCTCGTTCGAGGCCCTGGCCGTTCTATGGAATTCCACCCTTCACCGCGTCTCTTCATACCTGCTCAGCCTCCCTCCGGACCCCGCGTCCATGGGTTGGCGTGCGACCGCCCATGCTCTACGCTTCGTCGGACAGTTGGTCGTTGGTGGGAAGGAGGTTCTACCGTTCTCCAGATCTTGGTACCACTCGTCAAAGTTTGTTGGAGAGGTCTTCGGCAAGCCGATCTCCCTCACCGATCAGCCGGACGGCCCTCAGTTGCTGCCGTTCTCATCCGTTCCGGCGTCCGCACGTCTCAGTGAGCTGCCCACCAACCTCTCCATTCTCGAGACCGCCCGCCCTTTCGCTGACCTCCCTGCCCTGCGATGGTTGACGAAGGGGCCCTCTGGTGGTACGGCCGTTCGTATCAGGGGTTGGAGCTTGGCGCCGGCCGAACTTCAAGACATCGTGCTCGTACACTCCGTTCCCAAAGCGGTCGACATGTACATCACGGGTCGGCAGTCCGGGTCACCATTGGCAGTACGCGGTTACAACGCGGTATTGTCTGTGGCCGACCCGGTTACAGCGGATCCCGGGCCGTCGGCGACCATACCCAACGGCGCTTACGCATTGCTACCGTGATCAAGCGAGCGGGTGGGCTCAACCCACCCGCTCTCCTTCCTATTAAAGAATCAAATGGCAAAAGTATCATCTATCCCCGCCTCCACATTCTACTCGGATCCCACACAGTGGGCGTATCATCGCCTAACTGCCGGTGTCCCATCGCTCACCCTCTCCACTCCAGTGCCGATCGAGGCCTCTGAACTGGGATTGACGGTGACTCAAGTTCGACGACCCGATGCGTGGCAGTTCGCCGCGCCACCTAACCCTTTGCGCGACCCACGGCACCCTGCCTTCACTCGATTCAGACCCGGCAGCCTGGTGCTGCCGGACGACGCTACCGTATCCGATGCCCTGCAGGAAGTTACGGCTGGTTACGAGCTCGTCAAGTCGCACGCGGATGAGCCAGGACTGTGGACCTCTGAACAAGCGTCATGGAAGAAGTTCACCATGCAACGCGGGACCGCTGGTTTCTGGTTCGTCCAGCGGCAGAGTGGCAGTTCGTTGATGAGCTCTTTTCCCGAGGTAGTTCGCGACATCGCCGTCCAAGTCGCTATCACGTATGCCGTTCATGCGCAGTCTACGGACTCATCACGACCCGACCCCGCTGATACCAATCCCGGTTGGCCCACGTTCACAGCTCACCCGTTAGGTAAGCTATGCAGCAATCTGCTGGTCGAGAGGGAGTTCGTCGGCCTCCAGCGTAACGCAGCTGAATTAGCTCACCGGGTTCACATAGACGAGGCTACCATCTTGGCGAACGGGTTGGGCGGCCGGTCCGGCCCCCTCTACAAGGATACAGCTCTGTTGAGATTCACTGGCACTGCCTGGGAGCAGATCGGTACGTGGAAGGGTTACGCACAGCGTAACCGTGTCGTCCAAATGTCAGCGGCCGCTTCCAACTGGATGCTAAAGCCACTGTTTAACTTGCTCCATGGCGCCCGAGCCCGCATTCCCGGCTTGTATCGTGTTGGTGACAATGATTACCACCTCGCTAACAAGTTCACTTATCGCTACGAATCTGACATTTCCGGTTTCGATATCTCGGTGACGCGTGAGTTACAGGTGTTGGTCTCATGGGCTCTGGCCCGTGCCATGCCCCACCTGGCGAATGATCTGCAAACGTGGTTGGCTGTCGAAACTCTTGGCCTGATCACGCCCAGCTGGGCCCTCAATTACGGTCTCGCCACGCTGGAAAAGTTCAGAGGAGGGACTCGTTCTGGTGTCAAAACGACGGCTGAAGCAGGACAGCTCTACTCGGTGATCGCGACGCTCTACGCACTCAGTTTGCACGGTTTCGATGTCACGGCTTGGCCACACGGTCAAGATTTCGCTATCGTCGTCCAGGGCGATGATGTCCTGGTCAGTGTCAACCGCCCACTCGACGCGGACGCGTGGGCGCAAGCCTACGCCACGCTTGGGCTCAAGGCCGAGCTCATTAAAGGGGACATGTTTCTCAGTCGCCACATGTCCACTGAAGGACTGTCCGCCCCCGTTGGGGGCCGTATCGTGCAGCAGACGTTATCGAATGAGCACGAGCCGGTAGGAGAGGAGTCCACAACCATCGGCATCCTCGCTCTCGGGTTCATCGCCCGTACTGAGGGATCTGAACGTCTGCCACTCGAGCTGCAGCGATCAGTAGGTCAAGCGTGCTCCCACGCAAGATGGTTATCTAAGTACGGTGTTCAAACCGGGCAAGCCGTACCCGTGTCGACGTTACGCGGCATGCTCATGAGATCTCCGCTCGTCAAGGTCGACATCGACGCAGCGCTCCGTGAGCGAGTTGGAGAATCATGGCTCGCCACCCAGGTCAGGGAAGCCGAACACAGCCCGGCCGCTCGATTGATAGTACAGTGGGCTACTGATCATGGTTACAAGCCTGGGGAAGCCAGCCTTGGACTAGCGTCCTTGGTCGAGCGCCTGACCACCCGTCTGCTTCAGGAACCGCTACAGGCGCGACTTAACCACGCCGCTGAGTTCACGAGTACTTTGATGTACGAACGAGCGAAAGCGGACCATTTATTCGCCTCAATCATCAGCAAATACGGAGTCACATGAAACGATTATTCGAAAGCGACGTTCACTACGCTCAGCGCCAGGGATCAACGCCGACCGCGGCCTCGCCCACGCCTCACGTGGCCGATCTGCCAACCCCAGAGCCGGTCACCGTGCCCATGAGCCCCACCCCGGTCTCCATCGAGGAGTCACCAGCCGATGTGCCTCCCACTAGAACGCGAACGCTCGCGATTCCAGGTTTTCCTGAAATCGAAGCGCCAAACGATGGTTCCACCTTGGAGTCGTTCATCAGTGACAAACTGGCTCCAGCCGGCATCGACCCGGCTCTATGGTTCGATGCCCTCTCTGATGACACAGCGCTTCAGGCTTGGGATTCGGATCTCAAGAGCCTGATGACAACGTGGAGATTAGACTTCACCAAACCAAGTCCGGCTGACCCAGCCGACGCCGGCATTCCCGACGACGACGCCGAAACACAGAAAGACCAGTCACCATGATTACTCTAGGCCAAAATTTCAATTGCACGTGGTCACACACCGGTTGCTGCTCCGGTCGGCCGACCCTCGTCAGCCTGCGCTTCCATCAACCCGACGGAGCTGTGGACACTACGCTGCCGGCTTGCCCGTTCCACGCGCGGCAGGCTGATGACGAGTTCATTGATCCACCTGCGCCACCGCAGGCCGATACGCAGCCGCCCCCGCATGACGACCTCCCAAGCGGCGACCCAGCGGCCAGCACTCTACTGCTAGGTCCCGGCCGCTAGCACATACGCGCCCTCCCCACTTCGGTGGGGAGG